AGCTAAAAAAGTTAAGTCTGGTTTAGTCGGTGCATTTGAAATGGCTAAGCCACCTGTTCAGTGGATTATAGAAAATGGTATGCCTTTAGTTGCTTCGGGTATTGCTGGAGTAATTGAATTTGCAAATGACTTGTATTCGAAATTCACAGAGCATTGGCCATCTATACAACCTGTTATCGAAAACATCGGTAACGCTTTAAAAGATGGTTTAGTAAGTGCATTTGAAATAGCAAAACCAATTGTTGAGTATTTAATCAATGATGGTTTTCCATTAATGACCGAGATACTTGGTACTGTTGTTGATATTGGTATGGACGTTTTTAATGTTTTTGTAGATAATTGGAGTCTTATTGAACCGATTATAGTGGGGATCAGTGGTGCTTTAGCGATCTATAAGGTAGCGATGATAGCAAGTAATGTTGTTACTGCTATATCAACAGGTTTAACGACAGCATATATAGTGTCGCTTTATGCACTTGAAGCTGCTATAGCCGTCTTAACATCGCCAGTAACCCTTGTTATCGCTGCAATAGCAGCACTGATTGCGATTGGTTATCTAGTCGTTAAAAACTGGGATGAAATAACAGCTTGGCTTGGTGAGAAGTTTGATGCTATTGCTGAGTGGGGTGCTGGTGTTGGTGAAAAGATTAGTGATGGCTTCACTGCTGCTTATGAAAATGTAGTACAAACTTGGGAAGGTATTAAAGATTGGTTTGGTGGACTTTGGGAAGGTATTGTTGATGTAGGTAAAGGTTATGTCAACATTTATGTTAAGATCCTAAACTGGTTGATTGATGGACTTAATAAAATCAGCTTTGAAGTACCTGATTGGGTGCCTGAAATAGGTGGCAAGTCTGTTGGTGTTAATATTCCTAAGATTCCTTTATTAGCTGAGGGTGGTATCACTACTGGTCCGACTCTGGCTATGATAGGTGAAGGTAAAGAACAAGAGGCTGTACTGCCTTTATCAAAGCTTAGTACTTTACTGCAGATTGCTATTTTAAAGTCAAAACGTGTTGAAGAGAAACCACAAGGTAAGCCTAGATCATTCAAAGAGATGATCAGTTCGTTTAGCACGAGTATAGTAAATGTAAAAGAAGAAAGTGTTAATCACTTTGAGTATAAACCAACGTATATCATTGAGGGGAATGCTAGTAAAAAAGATATTATTGAAGTTGATAAAAAAGCTCGAGATGATTTTGATGCTAAGTATAATAAGATGAAAAGAAAAGTTGAACGTCTAGCTTTAAAGTAGGAGGCATATGAAAAAATATAGAACGGTCCTAGGTGATACCTGGGACCATATTTCTTATAAAGAGTATGGTGATTATAGTCATATACAAGATCTTATTTCTGCCAACAAAGAGCATATGGAAACGGTTATGTTTAGTGGTGGTATTGAGCTTATTATTCCTGAAACAGAAGCTAAGACATCAACAAACTTACCACCTTGGAAGCGAGGTTAATATGAAAGTAAGAAGAGCATATCTGAAACTCTTATATGATGGTTATGATGCATCTAAAGAAATTCAAGATGATTTAGTATCATTTTCATATACCGATAACGCTCATGGCGTGGCTGATGATGTATCGATTTCATTAAAAGATGAAACTGGCATATGGATCAGTGATTGGTTTCCTGAAGAAGGTGATAAGATACGACCAATTATTCACACTGAAAGTTGGCGTTATGATGGAGACTCACAGTCATTGGATTGTGGGTCTTTTGAAATAGATGAACCTGAATGTAGTGGACCTCCATCAACAATGACGATTAATGGCAATTCAATGCCAACCAATAGTGCGTTTAAAGATGAGAAAAAAACGAGAGCGTGGTCCAATAAATCACTACAAATGATAGCAAGTCAAATTGCTTATGAGTCCGGACTGAGACCTTTCTTTGATAGTAAAACAAATCCAATGTTTAAGTACCAACTACAAGATAAGGTTTCTGATGCAGGATTTTTAGTAGAATTATGCAATGATCATGGGTTTGGTGTGAAAATATCGGATCATCAATTGATTCTATTTAATATAGATGAATATAAGGCTAAGGAGTCTGTTTATCAATATATTAAAGGACAAACATCCATCGAGTCATATAACTTTAAGAAGGCTTTAGTCGGTTCAAAGTATTCAGGTGTGAAGATAAAATATAGAGATGGTGATTCTTTAAAATGGTATAAGTATATTCCTGATACGTCAAAGGAAGAAAAAATCTATACTATCAAAAGTATTGCTGACGATTATGCAACTGCAGAGAGAATGACCATGACCAAGTTCAGTGATTTATCAGACAAGGTATTTCATTGTTCTATGACTGTTACATTGAATTTACTTTTGATAGGTGCTGTATGTATCGATATATCAGGTTTTGGTAAATATGATGGTAAGTACTATCTTGATAAAGTGACACATAGCTTTGGTGGTGGATCTACATCGAGCTTTGAAGCTAGAAAAATAGTTTCGAAGATAAATGAACCTGTTGAATCATCAGGACCGAGAATTGAGGTTACAAAACCAGAGGAAGTTGTGATTTATCACTCTTCAGATATTATAAGAACAGCATCTTAAGAAAGGAGATAAATTGAATATAAAATACGGTGTAATATCAAGTATTCAATCAGGACGAGTACAAGTATATTTTGAAGAAGATAAGTTGTTATCTGATGAATTGATATTGTTAAACTATGAATATTTACCTCCAAAGATTGGTGATGAGGTTGTTTGTCTTATCCCTGATGAAGGAAAAGGAATATGTTTGAAAGGCTATTTTAATAAGGACAATCTCCCTGAATCCAATGTGAAATATAGAAAACAGTTATCTAATGATATTTTGATAACTGTTGATGAAAATGGTCTTTTGATTAATGCAAATACAATTAAAATCGTTGGTGACGTAACGATTACTGGCGATGTCAATGTTATTGGTACTATAGATGCTACTGGTAGCATTAAATCAGGAGGTGTTGTGCTTACATGATAGGTTCTTTTGGTGACATAATTTTTGAAACAACCGATAAAAGAATTTTAACTTTTTCAGATTTTAGAAGAAGTGCTGCCTCTAGGTATTCAGATCATGAGGTTATAGGTCAAAAGCCTATTAGTGAATATAATGGTCCGGGGCTTGATGGTGTGACTTTTGTTGCTAAGGTAAAACGATCACTAGGAGTAGATCCAGATAAAATATTAAACTTACTAATGAAGTATAACCGTGAAGGTCATGCTTATCCGTTAGTGATTGGTTCTAAGACAATTGGTGTTGATAAATGGAAGATAGTCACATTAGATATGGGTACAGAAAGATTCGGGAGAAACGCATCCTATGAGTCTGTATCTGTTGAACTTAGTTTAAATGAGTATGTGGAGAAATTGAAATGAATGTAATTGTAAAAAATAATATTCCAATGGATAAGGTTCGAGCAGTAGAGGCACTAATTTCTACAACTGCCGGTACTGTACCAGGAGATAGAGCTTTTGGCATTGATCCTAGTCTTCAAGATTTACCTATGAACTTATTTAAGGCTAAGTATATTGCTGAGATTTCATCTAAAGTAAAGACGTATGTGTCAGGTGTTCAAGTTGATGAGGTATTGTTTGAGCAAGACCATACTAACGGCATCATACAACCTAAGGTGGTGATTAATTGGATTTAAAGAATCTTCCTGAAGTGAATTTTGCATCTGAAACACTTGAGGAGTTAATTGATAAGAATGTGTCTGAGTTAGAAAAGATTGCAACTGAAGTTCTTGGAGAACCAACTGTTATTTATCCAGGGCACAAGTGGAGAGTTATGGTTCAAATGCTATCCACAATAGAGCATCAGATACTTTTAAATATTAATGAAAGAGCAAGAGGGAATCTTCTCAGATATTCAGACAAGAATATTACAAAGCATATAGGTGCAAGAACCAATACTTTTATAGGTGAAAGTAAAAAGGCGAAAACAACAATTCGAGTTATTCTTTCGAAAATATTTGAGATTGAGTATGTGATTAAAGCAGGGAGTTTATTTACACCAGGCGATAATATTTACTTTGAAAATATTGAAGATATTATCATTCAACCAGGAGAGACTTCTATAGATTTTGATGTTTATTGTACAGTACCTGGTACTCTAGGAAATGATTTTTTAGTTGGACAGATTAACAAAGCAGCTACAAGTTTACCGTTTATAGAGAGTATCTCAAACACAATAAAAAGTTATGATGGAAGTGATGAAGAAGATCTTGATAATTTTAAAGAAAGAATTAGATTATCACCTTCAACATACAATACTGCAGGTGCAGATCCAGCATATGTTGCTATGGCTAAGAATTACAGTGTTGATGTTTCGGATGTGTATGTTTACTCATCGGCTCCGGAGACTGTAGATGTCGTTTTCTTAATGGAAAGTGGTATTCCATCTGTAGATGATATCGCAGGTATGCTCGCATATATCAGTGATAAATCTAGAAGACCACTAAATGACAAGGTAAACGCAGTTGCACCTACTTCGAAGGATTATGCTTTAAATTATGAGTATTATATTTCTTCTAGTGATTCATTGGCTGAAGAGGATATTAAGCTTAAAGTATCAGCTGCAGAAGCTGAGTATCAAAAATGGCAATCGGGAGCGATCGGTAGAAATATAAACCCATCTAAGTTTCATGCTCTGCTGAGTGCTGCAGGAGCGTCAAGAGTGGTGATTAATAGTCCTGTTTATACAGTAGTAGGTACGACTGAAGTTGCTAATTGTACTGGTACAACTTCAACGTATGGAGGCCTAGAAGATGATGGATCTTAGGAATCTAAATAGTCGGTTATTGCTTCCTCCTACAATTATGGATGATCAAGAGACAATCATATTTAGTAAACTTGTTGATAAAGTATTTTTTTATTTAGCAAATATGATTGTCTATGTACAATCATGTAATGATACAAAGCTTTTACCCGAGGTGATTCTTGACAATCTTAGTTGGGAGTTAAATGTTGATTTTTATGAGTTAGATCTTCCTATTGAGAAAAAGCAAGGTCTGATAGACAATGCGATACTCAATCAAATACTTAAAGGTACACCGACTGCAGTAGAGAATCTCTTAAAAGTTGTATTTGATAAAAGTGAAGTGGAGGAATGGTTTGAATATGGTGGTTCTGCATCAATGTTTAAGATCAAAACTACTGATCAATTAGACGAAGGAAAGTATCAGAGTATTAGAGATGTCATAGGTCTTGTTAAAAATACAAGGTCACGACTTGAAAGCTTTGTTTTACTTAGAGAGAAAGAATCAAATTTAACAGTAGGAACGTATATTCATTCAGCTAAAAAAGTTGTTATTGATACAGCTTAGAAAGGAGTGTAAATGTCAGATTTTAAGAAGTCTGTTATTACGAGTAAAGGGTTAGCATTACTTGCAAAAGCACAAGCAGGGGCGACTATTAACTTTACAAAGGTAGCCATTGGTGATGGTGCTTATAGCGGAGATTTAGAAGTTTTAACGACTCTTCAGAATCATGTAAAGGATTTAGTTATATCTAATATGAGAACCGAAGGTCCTAAATCATGGGTTGAAGCAAGTCTTAATAATTCAGGAGTAATTACTGGCTATTATATTAGAGAAATAGGATTATTTGCAATGGATCCTGATGAAGGTGAGATATTATATGCTGTTTCAAATGTTGGGACTGGAGTAGGTGACTTTATACCACCTGAAGGTGTGAATATTGTTGAAAGTCAATATGCTATAGTTACGTCTACATTGAATGCAACAGAAGTAACAGCAGCTATGGATGCAAGTATTGTATATGCTAGTAAAGCAGAATTAAGCATTGTATCAAAAAATCTAGAGGATGCAAAATCTGGATTAGATCCCATTGTTCCAGAAATTAATATTAGAACATTATCCTTTACAACACAATCACTTCAAAAGAAAACTACACTTAAGATTATATCCGATGTCGCAGGAGGTGCAATAAGTATTGTTAAGAATGGGAATGTATCGAAATCGCTTAAATTACCTAATGGTGAAGCTGTAACAGAATTATTAGCAGAAACGATGTTCTATGATGTTATAGAAGACGATACAGCTTTTTACTTGGCCCCTAAAGGTGGAGGGGCCAAGATACTTGCTAATGAGGCTCGGTTGATTGTATCTTCTAATGTGGTTGTAGAAGCTGGGGAAATATTAGGTATAGCTCCAATGGGTGTCGGTGGTGTAGAACGTGTAACAAAAGTTTTAAGAGAATTTGTGAAAGATGATGGAGACGTATTCGACGTTGACGGAGGAACTGTATCGGAGACTTATTTCGCTAAAGCCGTTGAGATTGATGATACTCATGTTTTAGTGGTGTACGGTAGTGGTGGTTTGATACAGATGGCGATGAAAGCAAGGGTCATAACGAAAAGTTCTAGTGGATCATTTTCAAGAGGGGCAGAAGCCACAATAATGACAGGGGGGTTAACTAGAGGAACAGAAATAATTAAAATTGCACCAGGAAAATATTTAGCTACAGGGTGTGGTACGTCTCAAGATAGAGTGGCTTGTTTTACTGTGAGTGGTACAACTATCACTTCTGTAGGAGATACTCTATATCTAAGTGGTTATGAAGGTGAGACAGTTAGTATAGGTAGAGTTGAAGATAATAAAGCATTAGTAGCAGGTCAATCTTCATCAAACAGTACAGGTATTGCGTGTATATTAACTATAAGTGGAGTCACAATCACTAAGGGAACGGTGGATTATGCTTATTATACTGGGGCAGTTCAAAGCGAGCATGGATCTGTGATATTGGATTCTCTCACTACTGGAGTTATATTATTTATGATTGACTCAACTAATAGAGGCACAGCTAGGTTAATTAAAAATATTGGTGCAACATCCATCACGTACGGAAGTCAACAAACTATCAATACAACTGGCATTAATCGGATTATGGGGGGATTGCTTTCAATGGGTAAGCTAATGGGCATTACTAATAGATACTCTTTTGTGATGACCTTTAACAGTTCTTCAATTCTGACTAATTATACTAGTAGTTTTGAGGATCCATATGATTATGAAAATGATCCAACTGACCTACTTAAACTAGATGAGCACACAATGTTAGCAACACACATTGGTGGGACGCTTAGTGTGCTTAGCGAGATTGGTAAATATCCATATAGAAGTGGGAGAGTTAAAAGTTTTGTGGATACGGCTCAAAGATTAGGAGTATCAGTGTTCAATGGAGATGAATTGGTAGTTGTTTATCCGACTGGTAGTAATAATGGAATACAATTAAAACCAGCGATATGTCCATTAGTACCTAAAGCAATTGCGAAAAAAGCGGCACAGAGTAATCAATATGTAGATGTATATGATTTAAGATAAAGGTATACCTAATAAGGAGGATAGGATGATTTTAGTACACCAAGAAAGAGTAGTTGAAATTATGGACAGTTACGAACAAGTAGCTAATGGGATAAAGGTGAAAAATTGTGTCTATCCCGATTGTCAAGTTATCGATGTAATTCCACCTGATTATGTAATTCCCGACAAATATGGTTATTCGGCAACTAAAAGTTTTTATATACGAGAGCAATGGAAGAATAAAAAGGAGCAAATTGAATCGGATGCAAAAGATACTTTGATGCTTGAGTTAATTGAAGGAGGCTTGATTTAATGAAAAGTTATGTTGACTCATTTAAAAGATTATACAGGTCTAAAAGGATTAACAAGACCTTCTTAGATACAAAGCTAAGTGAAGGGAAAATTACTCAAGAAGAATATGACTACATCGTTATCATATGATGTAGTTTTTTATTTAAGGTGGTGAAGATGACACTAGAATTAGCTTTAGTTATTTCAGTGGTTTCAGTAGTGTTTGGTGTTTATCAAGGTGTATCAAATATGAAAAGAAATGAAAAGGCAGATGCTAAGAATGATGCTTCACAGTTAACGACAGTTATCGTTAAGTTAGAGAGCATTGGAACTGGTATAGCGAGAATTGAAACTGAGATGTCTAATATTAAAGAAGATGTAAAAGAAGATCATGAGCGATTAGTGAGAGTAGAAGAATCTACTAAGCAAGCTCATAAAAGATTAAATGAATTGGATAAAAGAATCCAAGGAGTAACTTTTGAGGAGGTGAACAAATGATAAAAGCTTTAACTATAGTTGATGGTATTATCCAGGATAAGTCGATAGATGGGATTCCTATAAAAGTACAGATAGTTAATCCGAGAGGGATGAGAAATGTAAGAACAATGATTCCTATGATTGATCCTATTGGTGGAACCATTCACAATACTGGAAATAGTGCTGTATCTGCAGGAGATGAGATGCACGCTAACTGGCTACAAAATGTTGAGAATGCTGATAGACTATATATTTCACCACATATATTCGTTGATCACGATTCAATTACATTAGTTATCCCACTAAATGAAGTTGGTTATCATGCTGGTGATGGTAAAGGTGATGGTAATTATAGAACAATTGGTATAGAGATTTGTGAGAATATCAATATTGAAAAAGCTGAAGAAAATGCTAAAAAATTATGTGCAGCATTAAAAATGACTTTTGATTCATTCATCCTATTTACACATCAATACTGGTCAGGAAAGTATTGCCCGCATATCATTTTAGATAGAAAAAATGGGTGGAATGATTTTGTTTCTGATGTGTTTGAGTACGCACAGAATGATCCTATTAAACTTGTATACGCTCCTGAGCAAGTAGAGGATATAATCGTTTCAACATCGACACCAATGAATATTGATGAACTTATAGAAGCACTAGAAAGAAATCAAATTGAAGCTCTAGAACCAAAAGTATATACAATTGAAGAGTTGCAAGAAACTCTTTACTACTCAGGTTATGATTGTGGTCCGTTTGATGGCAAACCAGGTCCTAAAACAAGAGCAGGCTTTAAAGCTTTTCAACGATTAAATGGTTTAGATGATACTGGTAATATGGATCCGGAATCTATAAGAGTCATGGAAGATTTAAAGACTTCTGATTCTGAATATAAAACATATTGGTTTAATGGTAGTGAGATTCATGTATTCTATGGGGATTTAGATAAATACGAACCTCATTTGAATCTAGGTCAATATGGCAAATATGAAGTTTTATCTGAATTAGATGATGAATATGTTGCAGCCATCAATGGACAATTCTTTGGTGGCGGACGAGAAGGCCTTGGTTTGTTAATAGCTAACGGTCTTTTTTATTACACAGGAAATCATGAGAAGTTTGCAAATTGGATTCAAAACAAAGACGGTACTACTGAAATTAGAGATGTAGATAAATCTGAGTATTGGAAGCTCCAATACAATGCTCATTTCGCTATCGGGACATCATGGCCATTAATCATAGAAGGTGAGTATGTAGATATAGTTGATCCAGGTATTAGTCATTTTGATGAAAGACATCCTAGATCATTATTAGCTCATTCGATGACACATAATACTTTGTGTTTGATAGCTATAGATGGAAGAAGAAGTGATTCAATAGGAATGACTGCAAGTGAAACTCAAGAAGCATTAATGTTTATTACAGAAATAACAGAAATAGAATTTGAAAATGCTACTAATTTAGATGGTGGTGGAAGTACAGAAATGACAGTA